CTGATTCTACTGCTAGTCCCCTGTGCATATGCGTAAAACTAGGAAATATTAGAGCGTGGCCAGTTGGTAATGGCTCGACTGTACCACGTTTTAAAAATTCAGTTCCGCCACCTTGGTAATCGCCTGTGTTAAGAGGCACTACCATACTTATATCAGCACTTGCATCGTGATGCCAAGCACCTTGTTTTTTATCCCTTAAATTATAGTTTGCTATTTGTATTCCGCCACTATCTACGTGTCTATTCCAAATATTCAAAAATATAGGATTTCCTATAGTATATATCGTTTGCATCAAAGATTGAAAGATTTGTGGACAATTATCTTGAAAAGTTATTTCTGGTATTTGTCTTAAATCATCCTCTTCTGGATTAGGATTAAAGCCATAATGCCTTTCTAAATTATGCATTTCATCTAATAACACGCTGCAAAACTTCTCAGAAAAGAAAGGCACTGTATACACATCTTTAAGTGGTTCTTGGATTATTTTATCTAAAGCAGTGTCTTTCCTGTCTTTTACACCACTATCTTCGTAAAAATCTACTATAGGTTGTATAGAACTTTTTACTGCATCTAAAGTTTCTTGCTGTATATACCAATCATTTGGATACATGAGTAAAAGGTTTTTTGGTTGATACAACAAAGTTTCAGCAGTATTTGTCATACTTCTATGGTTATATCACCGTTTGTCTTAATAGATACTTTTCCTACATCTGAAGTCATTTCAAATCCTTGTGGCAAAGTTCTATCGCCTATATCAACCCATTTGTTGCCTGTGTATACTTGTAATACACCAACAGTGGTATTCCAAATAATACTGCCATCATTAAATAGTAAAGTATTTTTTTCTGCATCAGTTATCTGTCTTACATTATCAAGATCAACAGCACCTAAGTTTAATTCTAATATCCTAACTAATCTGTTAAAAATATCAGATGTAACTTGTTCAGAGGCTAATGGTAATTGCGTTTGTAATATTTTACTCATCGTTTACCATCTGGCTTTATGTCTACCCTAGTAGCACCTAAACGCCATCCGATAGACAGATTGCCATCATTTGTAGCATCATCATCTGACTCAAAACGTAAAGCCATTTGCCTTGACCTACTACGAACAAAAACTTGTTGTGTTGTTGCTGAAATAGCGTTTGTAGAATTTGTAGTTAAGCTGTCGCCTGGAAAATTTCTTGTTTTCAAAACTATGTTTACATTACCATTATTATCATCTTGTATAAATTTATAGTCGGGTATAATTCTTTTTATAAAACTAAATTGATCACCATCACCTATGTCCATGTCTGAGCTTTCAATGAATACGTTAGTCATCGGAGATCCGTCATCATTAAAACCAGTTTCGTGCTTAAAAAGTAAATTACTCCCTGTCGCACGTGGATAGTTTTCTGTTCCTGAATCAAGCCATGCTGTTCTTACGAGTTGACCATAAAACCACAAGTTTTCTGCATAATTATAGATAACATACCTATCTATCTCTGACGAACTGCTTGAACAATAAAACCAACCAACTTCATTTTTATCGGCAATAGTAAAAGCATTAATTTTAAATGACTGTGTTAAATTAATATCGTTGAAAACATAATTATGAACTGAACATGGCAAGTGTTTTACAGAGCCATTGTAAACATAGAAATTGTTATAGCTCATCCAGTAAACGCCTTGAGGTGCTGTAACAGCAGCTTTGGGACCAACCAACCCAACGCCCTCATTAATTAAATTAATACCAAAAGTAAAAGGTGGTCCTATAAACTGCATACTGTATAAAGCTGTGTCAGTCCAAATTAATATTTCTTGTCTCGATTTAACTGCGCCAATAATTGATGAGCCACTAGATAATCTTAAAGAACCTGCGGTATTAGTTGTAAGTGGCTCAAACTCTAATTCATTTTCTTGGTCACTAAATGCTACTAACATCGGGTCTATAGTTCCTGTTCTAGATGAACCAGATATAGGGTCTGCTCCTAAAACAATTAAATGTCTATCAGTTTCTGATGTAATTACTTGCAGTCCTACAGTAGGAACTAAATTTGCACCAGTTATACCTGACAGTTCAACTGCTCTTGTGCTGACACCATTGTTTTCTGTCCACTTAAAAATACCACTAGCTCTAGCATTAATAATTAAATCCTCTCCAAAATTATCATGTGACCAAAGCCTTAATTGATTTGTTGAGTCTAAGGCACTTGTACTTCCAAATGTGCCTTCACCCCAACCATTAATGCCCCAGCCTGTACCAGGTACATATACATCTAATCCCACGTTAACTTGATATGTACCAACTACTGAAGAACCACCGTTTCCACTATCAGAAGAGTTTGCAAAAACTGTATTACTAGAAGTATCTTTTGCTTTTATAGTGTAACTATTTGCATTAATTACATTTAAAACTTGATACTCTTGATTAAGAACGGCAGCAGTTATATTGCCACCTAAACTTGATGCACCACTAAATGTTACAAAATCGTTTTGTACAGCACCGTGGCTTGTATCAGTAATAGTAAGTGTAGCACACAAAACAGCGTCAGATGAGCTGTGCGTTGTTGCTGTAGTGTTTTCTGCTCCTCTTGTTACACCAATTAAGTTATTACTAGATATAGCTGCATAATTAATAGTTTCGCTTCCTATTTGTACTGTGCCACTAGCAGGAAATCCTGTAGAACTTGTTAATGGAATAGTAGTATCAGTTGCAGAAATGCCTGATGAAAGTGTGTTTGCTTTACCACTAAAAGTAACATCACCTGCAGATGTTGTTAATCTTATGGGAGTAATATCGTTAAAATTACCACCACTCTCAATATAATATTTTAAATGTGTGCCTATGCCTAAATACTTTGTGCCACCTAAAGATATAAAGCTATGTAATGCTCTTGCTGTGCCTTCATAAGTGCTAGAAGTTAATTTTTCCCAACCACCAAACTTTTCAGGCCTACCTTTTCTAAAACGAACTAAATTGCAATCAAACCAACCGCCTTCATTGTCGTAAGCAGTACCCTCTCGGTTGATTCCAGGTCTAAAAACTAATTTTTGTAAAGGCATTTACACCTCAGTCCAATCTTTGCCTTCAAACAACAAAGCTTCACTTTTTCTTCTTTTTACTAATCCTTCGTTTACCTCACCATTAACTTTATTCCATCTTTGTATTTGGTATGGTATATCAGCCCAATCAACATGTGTGCTGTTCAGGATTTTCAAAAGTGTAGATTTTTTGAGGTTTGTAGGTCCAAGATTGAATACCCACGATACCATCGAATCAAATTGATTTTGGTTTAACTCAACTTTAACTAGATCATGAATATAACCTTCATATTCTTCAAGTTCATGAGCTAGTAATTCTTCTGCTTCCTCCATAGTAATAGTCATGTTATCTTCAACAGGTGTACCATCTTTTAATTTTAAAGATCCATAACCAATTGTTGGCTTATTTGCTGGACATCTATAAGAAACAGCATTACCATCTGCATCTTTGGGACAACCTTCATAATGTTTTATAAGCGTTATGCCTTCTTGTGATATTTGCATTTTACTCTCCTTTGTTGGGGGTGTGAGATGCTCCGAAATAAAACGAAATAATTGCACTCGCCAGTCCTCCTAAATAACCAAGCACTAAATTAATTAACGCTTCGCTGTTTTGTTCTGGTGGTTGTAAGGTTACTAAAAATATATATCCTAAAAATCCACCTATGGTAAATAAACCTATGATTCTAGCTGTCCAATCCTTGCTAAACATACCTCTAGCATTTTGTTTGTCTGCTACTTCTAATTTAAATACATCTACATCGAGCTCTTTCATTTGCACTTCAAACTCTTGTTCTGCTTTTTTAAGCTCTAACATTTGTTCTGGTGTTGCATTTTGCATAGCTTGTTGTATAGATTTTTGATCGTTAGATACGCCAAGAACTTGTGCTATCTTGCCCATAGCCATGTTACCTAGCGGGCCACCCATAGCTGATCCTAATGTAGGAGCGACCGCACCTACAATATTTTTAAGCATAGCTTTCATATTAAAAACCTCGTTAAAACTGCGATACCTATCGCTCCTATAAAGCCAAACACCCCAAAGGTTGCTGCTTTTATAGTTGAATTTATGTATGTAATTTCTTGTTTTATATCAGAAAACTCGTTAAATGCTGTTTTCCAACGCTCATGAGATATAGTTTCT